TAACACCGTCCCCGGCTTTATTAAAAAGGAGAAAACATGACAGACACGGATATTTGCAACATGGCGCTATCAAATTTAGGAAAAGGCACTATTATATCAATGGACGATAAGGAAGAAAACGCAAGGGCATGTAAGCTCTACTACAACCAAACAAGAGAAACGGTACTCCGGGCGTATCCGTGGAGCTTTGCTCATAGAATCGAAAAGCTGGCCTTATTAGACAAAGAAGTACCCGGATACGATTTTTGTTATGCGTATCCGAAGAATTGCTTAAAGATAAACAATATTCGAAATAAACAGATAAACGTACAAGAACATGTTTCGTACGTTGTCGTAAACATAGATACGGCCACCAAGGCCATTACGTGCAATTTACAAGACGCTTACGCAGACTATACGGTCGATGAAAAAGACGTACAAGTCATGGATACCTTGTTTGTTAGCGCCTTTACGAGACTCCTTGCAGCTAATATGGCCATGCGTCTCACGGGAAACCCGCAAGCCTATCAAATGCAGTATCAGTTATTTCAAGCCATTATTCACGACGCACAGTTAAACGACGCAAGAGAAGGACAGCGTGATGCGGTATATCATAGTAATTACGCACAAACTCGGAGGATAAGATGAACATATATCTCATACAACCATCGTTTGCAGCAGGCGAAATATCGCCGTACGTCGCAAACCGGGTAGACCTTGATAAATATAAATCAGCCCTTTTAACAGCTCAAAACCTAATCATCCGTCCGTTCGGCGGGTGCTATCGTAGACAAGGATCGGAATTTATCGGAAAAGTTAAATACGACGATAAACCGACGGCCCTTGTCGCCTTTAATGCCGGAATAGACGATGCATACCTCCTGGAAGTGGGATATCAATATATCCGTATCTGGGAAGACGGCAAATACACCGGCACAGAGTTATCCACACCGTACGATAATGTGGATAACTTACAATTTACCCAATCGGCCGACACCATGTTTATTTGTTCCGGCGATTATCCGATTCAGTGCCTTCAAAGAACGGCTGCAGGCTGGACGCTTAAAGAGTACGAAATAACAGAGCCTTATTATGATTCAGCTGTACAGACGGTAAACAAAGAAACGTCGTTCACAACACCCGGAACATATACGTTCACACCACAGTTTACAGGTAGATATGATATAGAAATTACAGGAGCTGGCGGTGGTGGAGCTGGAACAACCACTGAACAATACGAAGGGAAACACCATCGAAAATTCTACCTAGCTTATTTGGGAGGACCAGGAGGAAACGGAGAAACAAAAAAAATAACATATATATTAACACAGGGAGAAACATATAACATAACGGTAGGAAAAGGCGGGAAAGGTGGAAAATCGGTATATCAGGGAAGAAAAACAGACGAGGATATATTAAAATCGGAAAATGGAACGAATGGAGAAGAAAGCTCATTTAACGGGAAAACCGCCAAAGGTGGGGGCGGTGGCAAGGCACGAAGAAAAATAAACCAAAGTGAAGACCTCCAAACAGAAAACTACAACGGGACCGCTAAGGGCGGGGCCCCTGGAAACTGCGAAGACGTCACACACAACCCAACGCAAATAACAGACGGGAAAGACGGCCAAAACGGATACGTAAGAATCACATTCTCCGGGAACAACGAATTAAAGCCCTCGGCTACATCGGGAAATGACGTCACTATTACGGCCACGAAAGACACGTTCACGCCGGGAATGGTAAATAGCCATATAAAACTAACGCAGCAAGCCGAAAATCAATCTGAACGAATTGAAATACAGGCCTCTTCAATAACAGAAGAAACAAAATCTATACGAGTGGGAAAGGCCTGGAAGATTACAACTCACGGCACATGGAAGGGTAAGGTCACGGTTTACCACTCGGACGATAATAAGACCTGGCAAGAATATAGAAGCTACAAATCAAATAACGACCAAAACTTCACAGAATCAGGGACCGTCACAACGCCTACATGGATGAAAGCAGTAGCTGTAACGGATGCGGACAACGGAAGCGGTAAACTTACTGTAGACTTTTCCAGAAATCCTTACTCGAATGACGGCACCGCTAAAATTACAGAAGTCGTTTCACCGACGGAAGTTAAAGCATCAGTCATTACTGATTTTGCAAACACAGACAAAACCCAAGTATATGCATTAAGTAGCTGGAACGACGATAACGGATATCCTAAAATGGCGTGCTTTTTCCAAGATAGATTAGTCTTAGCCGCAACAAAAAAAGAGCCCTACTCCATATGGATGAGTAGAACAGGAGATTACCCGAACTTTGGCATCGAAAAAGTAGACGGCGGCGTAACGGATGACTCGGCTATAAAAGCAGACCTTATTACCCGTAACGGCTTTGAGATTCTACACCTGGTCCCGGCAAAAGACCTGGTTATATTAACGACAGGTAACGAATGGATTATAGAAGGCGCAAGCGTCATCACACCGGCTAAAATTAATCCCAGGCCGCAGACCATGAGAGGATCTAATTCATGCCCTCCACAACACATCGGAAATCGCATCGTACACGTGCAAAGAAGCGGTAAGACCGTAAGAGACCTCGGATATCAGTATGATGCGGATAATTACAACGGCGACGATTTAACCCTTCTAGCGACGCATTTAACAGAAGGCCATAAGCTAGTATCCTCCGCGTACATTCAAGAGCCCAATAGCACTTTGTATTATGTTCGTGACGACGGAGTGCTGCTTTCATTAGCCTTCATAAAAGAGCAAAACGTATTTGCATGGTCGCATCATAAGACAGACGGGAAATATAAAAAAGTAGCATCCATTCCAAACGGCGCAAGCGACGTATTATACGTAACCGTAGAAAGAGACGGAAAAATCTATATAGAGCGGTTTAATCCTGATATAGAAGCGGCCGTATACATGGATTCATACGTTGCGGGAAGCGGCAGCAGTATAAAAGCACCGCACCTTACAGGAAAAACCATACAAATCTTAGCGGACGGTACAAGACTGCAAGATGCACAAGTTCCTGAAAATGGCTTAGTAGCCTTTGGCCAGTCGTTTTCGGATATTACAATTGGCCTTGCCTATGAAACGAAAATTAAGCAGCCGGGCCCCGATATAGGCTTAAAAGAAGGCACTATGCAGGCGAGGATTTCAAAGATTAATACCGTCGTATTAAGAGTAGAAAAATCCTACGGTGGCCATATCGGATATACGTTTAAAGATAAGGATATGGACGAATTACGATACGAAGATTACGAAACACTGGAAACCGGAGATATCGTGCAACAAATGCCGGTAGCCAATATCGGCAGCAACACCAAAAACCATATCTGCATCAAACACAACGAACCGTTCCCGTTTGAACTAAACGCAATCATAAGAGAGGTAAGCATTGATGGTGGCATCGTCAAAAGTTATAACGGAGAAATTTAACAAGGAAAATAAAAAGCACCTCCAGGCCGTAAAGTACATAGAAGAACATCTGAGGCCTATCGATAAAAAAGAACTACAAGGGGCCTACACATCCGTTACTAAATGCGCCATGCATGAATTTTGCGATAACTTTCTAGCGTTCGGTAAAAACAGTGAACCCATCGCTATATACGGGATCGTAAAATATCCCGTAAACGGCTGCCATGCTGTATGGATGGTGGGAACGACGAAGCTAAAAAACTACAAAAAAGAATTAATCACAATGGGGCTCGATAAAATCAGCAGATTCATTAAAGAATACGGGCCCGTAACGAATTACATAAGCATAGATAATAGTGAATCACGGCGTTGGCTAAAAAGAGCTGGCGCCGTTTTTGGTACGCCATTTAATGAAAACGGCATAACCTGGCAACAATTTGTAATAAGGAGGAATGAATAATGTGTGGAGTATGGGGCATGATAGCCGGCCAAGCCGTCCAGGGCATCATGCAATATAAGCAGATAAAGCAAGAAACAAACGCTAAGGTTGCTATGTACAGACAGCAAGAACAAGCGGCAGAGCAAAACGCTAAAATAAGTGAACTCCGGCAAGACCAAATGGCCGATAAATATGCAAATGACCAGAGAAAACTTGACGATAGGATGCGGCTAATGGCAGGCCAAACAGCAGCCCAAGCCGGCGCATCGAACATGACGCTTACAGGCAGTCCCTTAGATATTCTCATTTCGTCATACGGTACATACCAAGACGACAGCGGTCAATTATTGCAAAACCAGCGTAACGATGAACGATCGGAATTATTTAACCAATATAACTACGAAAACCAAGCAGCCGGTTATAAAGCCTCGGCAGAAAACGCCAAAGCCCAGGGGAAATTAGCCGGCATAGCCACTCTTCTTTCAACGGCATCCAGTATGTATGGAATTAAACATGAGTACGCCGGGGCTAAAAAGCCTGCCGCCGGAAGCTCTGGAACAGACTATACATTTGATTACAAACCTGATCTTCTAAGGTGGTCACGATATGCAAACGCACAAAAGGGATTGTTTAGTTCAAATCCCTTTGGATCCAAGAATTTTAGGGGGTAGTCCATGGAAATAAAATCATACAACAGAGCCGTAGATCCGAACGTTGAAAACGCCAATGTACAGGCCACAAATAACGTAGAAGCCTTTGGTGGAAATACAACCGGAAACCAGTTAATGGGAAAAGCTGTAGGGGCTTTACAAGGACAAATACAGGCATACGTAGATGACCAAATAAGTATGAAGGTTCTTGACGCTACTAATGAATACAAAAAGCGCGTAAACGATTTATTAAACGATCCGGATAGTGGCCTATTACACAAGCAAGATACGAACGCCTTAGACATTTTAAAGCAATACCAAGAAGGCGAAGCAAAAATAAGAAGAGAAACAATCGCAAACCTTCCTAATTACGAAAAGGCACACAGGGCTTTTAACGCCATGGCGGACGAAAATAATCTCACTAAAACAGGCGCCGTTATGCAAGACCAGTACGAAAAAACAACGACCCATAGAAATGAAAGCGTAGCAAGAGCCGTGGCAGACGTCACAGACACGGCAATGGAAACCAATACATTAGAAAATGCCTATTCGTCACTTACGCAAATAAGAGGCATCGTGTATAGCCAATATAAAAACATATATGGCGAAGAAAAATTAGACGAAATGACAAAAAAAGCCGCAACAACATTCGTGCAGCAATGGGTTTATAACAAAATCAAAAGTGGCGACGAATCAGACTACGAAGACGCATATAGTTTTATCGATAAGGCATCCCCATTTGTCTACGACGCGGATATCACCAAATTAAGAACGGAATTAAACGTACGAAAGCGCGAACATGACATGATGGACATCGCCAAAGAATCCTTCAACCTCTTCCCGAACGACCCTAAAAAGCGCGAAGAGCATATACGCTCAAAAATGACATACACCGTAGAAGAAGGTGGCGGTGGAAAAACGGGCGATACAACCCTGGAAATGATTGCTGCTGTAGAAACTGATAATGACGACTACAATTTAGTCAATGACTCCGGGCATTTTGGAAGATACCAATTTTCACCTAGTACCTACGCCGAAGAAGCACAAAAAATAGGCGTAGACCCGAACGACAGGTCACCGGAAGCACAAGATAAAGTAGCAGCTCAATACAAAAAGACGTTAGCCCAATGGATAGGCTCGGACAACGAAGATGCACTTATTATCGCGTGGAATTTCGGACCGGCTGCCGGTAAGGCATGGCTTGATAAAAAAGACGGGTTTTATCTTGATAATGATTTTTACACATGGGATGAAGCACCGCCTGGAAACGCTTCCGTAAATGACAGATTAGCCAAGGCTCATAAAGCAAAAGAAAAGATAGGGGCTAGTGGCTCAAACATCCAAAACGATATAAACCAAGGCGTACAGTGGACAGGAAGCGCTCCGCTTGCAAACGGAAAAGTTGCGTGTGTGGAAGCGGTATGCAGTATCGGTGCCGCATATTCACCTACATTAAAAAAGTTCCACGATGACAACGTGGTAAATGTAGACGTTTTGGTTAATAGAGCCAAAGAATCCGGCATGTCGGTAATCCCTTACGATCCGTCAAAAGTAAAACCGGGTTCAATTATTGTGTACGACGATGTAGGGGGCGACACCCAAACTCACGTCATGATCGCAGAAGAAGGCGGAAAAGTAGTAGGAAACATGTCTAGCGCCAACAACAACCAAGGTGGCGTAGCAGAAGCGAGTAACGCAGATTTTGATCCGCAGCATTTAAAGCCGACACAGATCATAATCCCAAAAGAAGCTGAAAATGCCAAAATAACAAGAACGCGCGTTAAATATTCAGAAGAAGAAGCACAACACATGATAAAAATCGCAGACACCTACCAAGCCCAAGCCACCAGAAACGAAGAAATTGCAAACGACGGGCTGGTAAAGGCAGGCCTTCAAGAAATGCAATTAGCCCATGAAAATGGAACGCTAACTTATGAATCGGCAATGGCCATAACCGAAAAATACGGCAAGGGAAACCCTAAAGTATACGCAGCCTTAAAAGGGGCAATAGGAACATATATAGCAGCGCCTAGAGCAGCAGGAGGCGGAAGCGGCGGGTCCGGTGGAAGTGGTGGAGGACAAGGTGGAAGATTAACGCAGTTTAAATCAATGATTGGACGCCAGTTTAACAGCTTTAGCGAATTTATAAACTATTGCAATTCAAACGGAATCTCATTATCGATAAATGAACAAAACAGCATGTCCAAAGCCTTCAATGATTATACAAACGGTACCGGCGAATTTAAGCCTGAGTTCACCATTAATATGGATAATCTGGCAAGAAGATCCGGAATAGACAAAGATACTTTTATTAATAACGCAGAAGTAATTCAGCGTTCTGTTGCAGGATGGGCGGCACAATTTGAATCAAAGCAAGGCAGAGAACCGACCCAAGACGAAATGTATGCGTACGCCATAACGCTCGTAACATCAAGAAATGAGTCTTACGGAAGAACAAGAGCAGACCAATTATCAGCCGGAATAAAAGAAGCATACTCAGAAACGGGCGACGACGGCGAAACGTACTGGAAGATTTATTGGACCGACGGAACCGAAAGCACGGTGCACGATATTTACTATCAACAGTTGTTAAACGGAGAAACTACCGAACACTATATTAAAAGCGGGCAGTATAAATAAGGACGTGAAACAATGGCAGAATACAATTTTAACAACTTTAAAATTAATCCTGAAAATCCTACCGGAGAGGCACCAAATAATGATGTGTTAGGATTTAAAGACTCGGAAACGGCAATACAAGAAGGCCAGGTAGAATACGATGCAGACCAGGCGAAACGATGGAAAGAAGCCGATGCCATACTTGCTAACGGCACAATGAATTTTAAACCGACGTCAGACTATAGAAATCCGTCGGCAGAAGACTTTGCCGGAGCAACGGCACCGCCTTCCCAAAAACCGAATTTTATCGACGCGATCAAAGACTCGGCTATGGATGTATATCGTAACATCTTCAATGGAAACGCCGAAGGTATGCACAATGCCAAAGTATACGCGCAATTTATAGGCGTTTCACCGCAGTTTTTAATGGATAATGAAGCGGCTTACGAACAGGCAGAAAAGCTATACAATCAGCGTTTAAACGCACGCTTTATGGGTGGTAGCGCTTTTTCAGCCGAAGCCCTGGACGCCATGTATCCCGAAATTCAAGCTCTTAGAAAGCAAGATCCCGTAGGAGCCGCCATTGCACTTAAAGAATACGGAGACATAAAAGATACGAGAGGAATATTTGACCTTGCTAAAGACGCTTTTAATTCCGGCTCGGATATGGTCAAACTTTCAGACGCACAATATAGAGCCTATAAAGGCGAAGACATCGACTCCGTTAAGCCCGAAGTAGATAGATTAACGGCAGAACTACAAGCCTACAAAGAACCTACAGCAAGCCAAAAAGTCTTATACGACACCATTCAGCAGCTTACGATTATGGGAACCCAAGCTGTAAGGGCCACAAAAAGAGCCGCGCAAGGCGCTGCATTAGGCATGGCAACCTCGGCTGCAGCGGCAGGAGGAGCAGCTGC